CTGTTCTTGAACTATCTAAGAAAGATAAGACAGTTCTTAACTATCTTCAAACTGGTGGTTATGTAGAAACAGCACCAAAGATTTCTTACACCACACCTGCAGAATCTAAGGCTGTATTAACTGACAGATTCTTATCTATATTCAATGAGAAGCCAACAGAGGCTGAACTAAAAGAGTTCCAGACTGTACTTAAAGGCAAAGAAACTACCGCCAAAGGTGGCATTTCTAGCCTTGAACTTGACGATACAATCCTTACTATCGCTAACAAGCGTATCAAAAGCGCAGCAGTCGGTGCAGTTAAAGGTGATGCTAAGGCTCTTGATGTATTAGATAGTGGATTACTTGGTCGCAGAGTGCGTGAAATCAAAGCAGCATACTACGATAATGGGATACCAGTAAGCCCTGAGACTATCTATCGCCAAGCAGGTGCGTCACTACGCGACCAGGATGCATATAACAATGTGCTTGAAGAGATTAATAATAATGCTGTAATGCAGTGGGGCAAGTTAGGTCTTGACCTAAAGCCAGGACAGACTGTACGTACAAAGTTACAGCCATATATTACAACTCGTGCAAAGATTCGTGGCGTATCAGAGAATGATATTGATATTGCTGATATGACAGATGTACTTAATGCTGATGGAACTGTCAAAACTTACAAGCAATTTAAGTTAGAAGAGTATAAGAGTTCAGACTATCTTGCTAGCGATGAGTACAAACAGACAGTACTCAATGATACTCAAGCAGTATTCCGCAATTTTGGAATTATGTAATGACAATTAAGATTATTGGAAGGTGCTAAGTATGGCGAAATCAGCAGACGAGGCTCGTGCACAGGCAGCAAAAGCCGATGCAGCACGGGCGTTAGCAGCCAAGAAAGCAGCAGATGCCAAGGCAGCAGCAGATAAAGCAGCCGCTGCTAAAAAAGCAACAGCGAATAAAATTACAGCGGCTAAAACAGCAGCGGCTGCAGAGGCTAAAAGAAAAGAAGTAGCCTATATCGCATCATTTAAAAACCCAATTACAAGTCAATACGACCCACGTATTGCAGAGAATGCTATAGTTAAACCTGAAAATTATGGTGTATTTCCAATCAATGGTCCAACGTGGCAACAACTCCGTGATGCGGCAGAACCTGCAGCAATAGGGAAAGTTACTGAATTTGAACCTGCTGGAAAAATCCTTCGTTACAAAACATCACGTACTGGATATCGTATTCCAGTATTAACTGATGGTAAAGGCGGAGAAATAGATGGCAAGGAAGAGATTGACCCCGACTATAAAGCACCAGACAAAATAGGCGGTAATCTCGATAATCCAGCATTCTCTATAGTTGCTGGAATCTTAAAGAATTATGATATGGCTGGAGTTGCAGAATCAATTGCAAAGATTCGTGCTGACTATCCTGAGATTGCAAGTGATGACATCCTTTCTCTACTCAAGTTTGATACACGTTACAACGGTCCATACCTAGAACGTTTTGCTGGCAATGCTGAACTTATGAAGAAGGGCTTGCCAACATTAGATGATGCTACATATCTTAAGACAGAAAAAGAATATGACAAAATCCTTAAGTCTTATGGTGTAGGTGCATTATCTAATCGTAAGCAGTATGCAACATTGATTGGTAATTCAATGGATGCTGTAGATGTTAGTGACCGATTGAAGGTTGGCTATGAACGTCTTAAGGCAGATAAGTATACTGAACAAGCATTCCGTAAATTCTTCCCAAGCATTGGCGATGGAGATATCGTTGCAGCAATGCTCAACCCTGAAGAGATGCTACCTGTACTTGAACGTAAGGCAGCAGCAGCAGAAATTGGTGGCTCATACTTAGCACAGGGACTTGAATCATCCAAGGCTTCTGCCGAATCACTAGCAGCATATGGCATTACTAAGGCTGGAGCACAGGCTGGTGTTCGCTACATTGCACAGAACCTACCTCGTGGTCAGTTCCTAACCGCAATCTCTGGTGAGACTGGAATCAACTACACACAGCAGACTGCAGAAGACATCACATTCAAGAAGAGTGTTGAAGCACAGAAGCAAGAAGACATTCTTAAGCAGAAAGAAATCAATCGATTCTCTGGTTCATCAGGGCGATTGGCATCTAAAGATAGAGCACAAGGCATAATCTAAAACAGAATCCTGAACGGACCTACCAGCCCCGTCAGCGTATAAGACTGGTAGCAAGAGCCAGCCCAATTCCCCGATTGGTTACTGAGGCTTGCGAACTACAACGAATAGAAGGGTGGACAGTTGCTATGAGCAACAACTACTGGGACGAAGAAGACGATGACATCGATACAGATATCGACACAAGCAATGACGGAACTGACTTACTAAAGAAGTTACGGAAGGCAAAGCGAAATGACGAGAAGCGTATCAAGGAACTCACTGAGCAACTTGAGACATTATCCAAGGGGCAGCGTGAGCGCACCGTCAAGGAAGTCCTAGAAAAACAGGGTGTGAATCCTAAGGCTGCACGACTAATTCTCAAAGACTTGGAAGACGTTAGCGAAGAGACAGTTTCAAACTGGCTCGATGATAACGGCGACCTATTTGGGTTTGTCAAGCAAGAGGAAACACCTGAAGTAGACGGCAATCGTGCTGAATTACGTAAGCAGAATGCTGTCACACAAGGTGCAATTACACCTGACCGAGGTGAAGATTTGGAAATGAAAATCGACGGAGCACAATCCGCCGAAGAACTCAGCCGAATCCTTTTCTCACAATAACTCATTCATAGTATCTAATCACCAGGAGGTGAACACTTGGCTACACAATATACATCGACAGACTCAGCGTCTCTCGGAGGAACAGCAGGTAGCGCAGGTCTAGTACAGAAGGCATACGATAAGTTTATCGAATTTGCACTTCGTGACGAACCCCTAATTCGTTCAGTCGCAGACAAGCGCCCAGTATCCCCAACAAACAACGGAAATGTTGTTGTACTACAGAAGTATGCAGACCTTGCTAACGCAACAACTGCACTAACTGAGTCAACAGACATTGACGGCGTTGCAATCGGAACACCTACATCTGTGACAATCACAATGCAGGAGTTCGGTAACGCAACAACAAACACACGTGCTCTACAGTTGTTCTCTTTGAACTCAGTAGACCCAGACATCGTTACATTGATGGCACGCAACCAGGCAGATTCAATCGACGCACTTGCTATGACAGCACTTCGCGGCGGTTCAAACGTAATCTACTCAGGTTCAACTGCTACATCAACAGCAACTGTTACAGCAGCAGCAACATTGTCAACAGCGAACATCGCTAAGGCAGTTGCAAAGTTGCGCGGTAACAAGGCATCAGGAAAGCGTGGCACAGAGTTCTGGGCTGGAATTCACCCAGACGTTGCACACGACCTTATGCTAGAAGCATCTTCAGCAGGTTGGGTTGTACCTAACGCATACGGTATCTCACAGGACCGTATCTGGGCTGGAGAAGTTGGTCGTTACAAGGGTGCTTACTTCGTAGAGTCACCACGCCTTTACTCAGCAACTGATGGTGCTTCATCTGCAAAGGTGTATCGCACAATCATCTGCGGACAGCAAGCACTTGCTGAGGCAGTGGCAGAAGAGCCACACACAGTTATCGGTCCAGTTACCGATAAGTTGAACCGCTTCCGTCCAATCGGATGGTACGGCGTTCTAGGCTTCGCACGTTTCCGCGAAGAGGCTCTATACCGCATTGAGTCAGGTTCATCAATCGCTTAATTGATTGACGGGTGGGGCTAGGGAAACCTAGCCTCATCAGTAAGTTCATTAAGGAGAACAATGACAACTTATACATTTACCACACCTGTGGTAGAAGAAGGTCCTACTGGTGGACATCGCTTGTTCTACTTCTTCCGACTTAATCGTGGAATAACAATCGTTCGCACTGGAAGTACTTACTCCAGTGGGCGTTGGTATTCACAGGATGAACTAGAGGCAGTCGATGAATACTGGCTAGGTGGACACATCCACACTAATATCAGTGAAGCGACTAAGGCAGCAATGATTGCTGCGGACATAGATGTAACAGAGGCAAACTTCGTAGCAGAGTAGGGACAAATGCATCAACACATCAGCAAGGTTTTAGACTGGGGTTTTACACCAGAGCACGACTTCGTAGCAACTAAGTGGGGATGCGTCTTATGTGATGAGACAGCAGATAAACCATTTGAGTATGAAGAGGTTTCGATTGACCACACGCAGTGTGATGAAGATTGTTTTGGATGCAAGGCTAAAGGACTTCAGTTAAACACTGGAGATGCTGGTCGACCAATCGCTGATAAGCAATGGAACAGCAGATTATCTTTCTACAAGCGAGCACGTGAGCAAGGTATCCAACCAGCGGGTACGCAACCTGCTCAGGTTGAGGCAGCATACAAGGCAAGCGAAACATTAGGCAAAGCCTATGATGCTGGAACAATGGGTGTTAGAGCAGACAAGGTTACGAAATCCGTAGCCGAAGTAATGAAAGCGGTGGAGTAATGTCAGTTAAGGGTGAGAAGTACAAGTCAATGGCAGCGATGAAGAAGCACGAAAAGAACGAGCCAATGGCAATGAAGATGAAAGAATACGGCAAGAAGACTGTTAAGAAGGCTGTAGTCAAGAAGGCTGTTGCAAAGAAGATGAAGAAGAAGTAATGGCACAAATGAATGCACGCCAGAAGGCAGCAGCAGAGGCTGCACGCCAACAGGCAAAGTTCGAAGCAGAGATGAAACGTCAAGTCAAGAAGCAGATGGACAAACTCAGTCCATCTAAAATGACACCAGCACAAAAGGCTCAAGCACTTCAAAGAGGATTACCATAATGAAGAAGATAGCAAAGAAAAATGGCAACGCTAAAGTTGCAAAGGTTATGAAAGAATTTAAGGCTGGCACACTTCACAGTGGAGTTAACCCTAAGGGTCCTAAGAAGGCTGCAGTGGTTAAATCTCGTAAGCAAGCAGTTGCTATCGCGCTGTCTGTTGCTGGTAAGGCAAAGAAGAAGTAATGGCTACCGACCCTAGACTAAAGCGAGCAGGAGTTAGTGGCTTCAATAAGCCAAAGCGAACACCAAGTCACGCTACTAAGTCACACGTTGTTGTGGCTAAAGAAGGCGACAAGGTTAAAACTATTCGCTTTGGTCAACAGGGTGTTACTGGGGACAGACAACCAACAGCCCGTCAAAAGGCTTTCAAGGCACGTCACGCTAAGAACATTGCCAAAGGCAAGATGTCTGCAGCGTATTGGGCTGACAAGGTTAAGTGGTAACTAACAAAGGTGGGGACAATGAACGACAAGTTAGCAATCGCCTGGTGCGATAACGGTATGGTCGATGGCAAGTTTATGCAAGGGGTCACTGATGTAATGCTCCACTCTGGAGTTGAAGTCGTGACCACCCTGCGTAGCCAAGGCAATCAAATTGCAAGACAGCGTGACAAAGTAATCAACCACTGGTATGAAGGCAACAAATCCGACTGGCTACTTTGGGTAGATTCAGATGTTGTTATCAGTCCAGAAACTTTCAAGTTGCTTTGGGATAACAAAGATGTTGAGAAGCGCCCTATCCTTTCGGGGGTTTACTTTACAACTGATACTCCTGAAGAACCTTTGATGGAACCAATGCCAACTCTGTTCTGGTTTGTAGCAAATGGTGATGAAGTTGGAATCAAGCGAGTCCATCCACTACCTAAAGATAAGTTGATTCAAGTAGGAGCAGCGGGTATGGGATTCGTCCTGATGCACCGCAGTGTGGTTGACCGCATCCGTGAGGTTCTACCGAATGCTCCACTGTTCTCAGATGTAGGACACGGAAAGAGTTTTATGGGTGAAGATATTTACTTCTTTGCCCTATGTGACAAGGCTGACATTCCAGTCTTTGCACACACAGCAGCAACAGTTCCGCATATGAAGCGGTTCTCCTTTGATGTTAATTACTACGATGCATTCGTAGGGAATAAGAGGAAATAATGTCATACACCCTGAGTCAGATGATTGATGAGGTTGTGCTAAATCTTTCTGGATACACATTCCAGCAAGACCGCTCTACCTACTTGACGACTGCAGTTACTACTACAACATCTTCAAGCGCCTCACCATTGATTATGTCTCTTGGTTCGACTGAGAACGTTGGCAAAGGTATCGTTGAGATTGATGAAGAGTTGCTATGGGTTGATTCATTTGACCGCATCTCTAACACAGCAACAGTTGCTCCATATGGACGAGGTTATTTGGGTTCAACTGCAGCAACACATTTAGCAGATTCCAAGGTAACTATCGCTCCGACGTTTCCACGTTCATCAATCAAACGTGCACTCAATGATACTATTCGTTCCCTTGGAGCAAACATCTTTGCAGTGAAGTCAACTACCTTTACATTCAATGCTGCTCAGTCAACATATGCTTTTAATAACTTAAACATCAAAAATATTCTTACAGTATCTTGGCAGTCAATTGGTCCTTCTAGGGAATGGGTTCCAATTCGTCGATGGGATTTTGATTCGACTGCAGATGCAACAGCCTTCGGTGCTAATGCACAGGCTATTATCATCGGAGCAGATATGCCGATGCCAGGACGTACTGTACGTGTAGTCTACGCAACAGACCCAGTGGCATTTACTGATAATGCTCAGGACTACGTAGAACAGACTGGTCTTCCAGAGTCGACCAGAGATGTTGTGGTTCTTGGAACTGCATATCGACTACTCTCATTCTTAGACCCAGCCCGTGCTTCTCAGGTTAGTCCACAGGCTGACGAAACAGACAGCAAGCGTCCATACGGTGCTTCTCAGACTGCAACTAAACAACTTTACGCTTTGTATTCACAGCGTCTTCAAGAAGAAACAAAAGCACAACAACAGAATTACCCACCTCGAGTTCATTTCTCCCGCCGATAGGAACCTAAATGACAGTAAGAAGATATTCCTCTCGTTCTCAGCAAACATCATTAACAAGCAATATTACATCTACTGCTACAACTATAACAGTTCTATCGGCACCTGCTCTTCTTGGTGGAGTAACAATTGCATCAGGTGAATTGTTTACTGTTGTCATCGACCCAGATACAGCCCTTGAAGAAATTGTAGATGTTAGTGCAGTAAGCACAAATACTCTTACAATCGTTCGTGGCATTGATGGCTCAACTGGACAGGCTCACTCTGCTGGAGCAGTAGTTCGACATATGGCTATCGGTAGAGACTACCGTGAAGCCAATACTCACATTGAAGCAATACGTGCAAATTCTGCTACAGCACACGGCATTCCTCTTGCAAACATTATTCTTAACTCAGATACTGGCACAGTAACTAGCACAATGATTGCTGACTCGGCAGTTACTTCAGGCAAGATTGCTGATGGAACTATTGTCAATGCCGATGTTAACTCATCCGCTCAGATTGCCTATGGCAAATTAAATCTTACTAACTCAGTTGTCAACGCAGATATAGTTGCTGGTGCAGCAATTGACTGGAGCAAGATTGCTCCATCATCTACAGTATCTACAACTGAACTTGGATACCTAGATGGCGTTACATCTGCCATTCAGACTCAGATTGATTCTAAGTTGGCTACAGCCACAGCCTCTAGCACATATGCTCCACTTGCTTCTCCTGCTCTTACAGGAGTGCCAACCGCTCCAACTGCAACTGCTGGCACATCAACTACTCAGATAGCAACTACAGCATATGTTGGCACAGCAATTAACAATCTCATTGCTGGTGCTCCTACAACTTTAGATACTCTTGATGAGATTGCTGCAGCCTTGGCTGATACAGCAAACTTCTCAGACACAGTAGTACTCAAGTCAGGTAGCACAATGACTGGCAACCTTGCTATGGGAACTAATAAGGTAACAGGACTTGGCACACCAACTACATCTACCGATGCAGCAACTAAAGGCTATGTAGATACAGTTACAGTTGCACCTAGCAACCTGACTGGACCAATTACATCTGTTGGCTCAGCAACTAGCGTTGCAGCCCAGACTGGTACTGGCTCTACTTTCGTAATGAATACAAGCCCAACGCTTGTAACACCTGTGCTTGGTGTGGCTACTGCTACATCTATCAACGGTACAACTATTCCAACAAGCAAGACTCTTGTGGCTACAGACTCAACTGCATATGTTGTGCCTAGCCAGACTGGTAACTCAGGCAAGTATCTGACTACAGATGGAACTACTTCATCTTGGGGAACCGTTGCTGGTTACTCAGCACCAACCTTGGGTTCAACATCTATAACCTCTGGTTCAACTAATACAACTTTGATTGGATTTACAAAATTACGGTCAAATGCGTTTACATCTTTAGACGCAAATTCATATGAACAAGACATCGCTATTATGAATATAATGGGCGCTTGGTAACGAAAGGGTAGTAACTAATGGCTACAACAACTAAAGCACTAGGACGTGGAGCGTTTGCTACATCGTCTGGAACACTATATACAGTACCCGCATCAACTACTGCAGTAGTAACCAATATCGCTATAACTAATACTGCTGGTTCAGCAGGAACTTTTAGTCTTAGTCTTAACGGTACTGCGCTACATACAACTACTGCTATTGCTGCCAATTCAACAGCATATGTTGACTTAAAGCAAGTACTTTCTGCAACTCAAACAATTACTGGTTTAGCATCAGCAACAACAATTAACTATCATATTAGTGGAGTGGAGATAGCGTAATGGGTTACTCAATATTTCCTACAGCAGCGGCGGCAACATATAGCCCTACTGTTCCCTCTTTGCAGCATACTATAACTTCAACTCAAACATTTACCGCTAATGGTTCACCAGCAGTAATGTATGCTTTGGTTTACGGAGCAGGAGGCGGCGGAGGAGGAACTGGTGGCGGTCCCTATTCAGGAACTGGTTCAAGCGGTGCAGGTGGTAGTGGTGGTGTAGTTGCTGGTTTTGTTTCACCGACAATGAGAGCCGTTACAATTGGAGCAGCAGGTACTGCTGGTACTGCTGGCGCAACCAACGGTACTGGTGGTAACGGTGGCACTGGAGGCACTACTTCTTTTGCTGGATTAAGAGCAACTGGTGGTTCTGGCGGCAACGGTGGTCCAACTGCTGGTGCAAACCAACCAGGAGCAGCGGCTGGCGACCCTAATGGAGTTGCAGGGGTTACGACAACTGGTGGTGTTATGTCGTGGTCTGCAGATGCTGCTTTCAATTCATCAACATATTGTTCTGGTGGGAATGGTGTATCAGGAACAAAAAATGTTGCTGGCAATGCTGGCAAGCAGGGCGTAGTTTATATTTACTACTAGGAGTTTATCTATGAAAGAAAAACTTTACGCTATACTAGACAAAGACAATATTGTAACCGATGCTTGGTTTGCATTATCTTTGGAAGAAGCGCAACAGGACAACCCAGATAAAACCATATTTGAACTAACACCTAATGGCATTTCAAGCGTTCAAATAGGACAAAAAATTGAAAGGATATAAATATGGCAAACTATGCAGTAATTTCTGAAAACAAAGTAAGAAATGTAATTGTTTGTGATTCAAAAGAAATAGCAGAAGAAATAACTGGACACACCTGTGTTGAGTATTCTGATTCCAACCCAGCCCATATTGGACTAGGTTATATTGATGGCGTGTTTGAGCAGCCAGCAGTAGACTAATCTGCTATCATACTTTGTATGAAAACAATTCATTATCTTGCTGGTTTGCCCAGAAGTGGCAATACAGTTTTATCTTCTATTTTGAATCAAAATCCTGCTTTTTATAGTAGCCCACTAAGTCCAACGACTGATTTGGCTTGGGCTATAGTTAGGGAGTATGCGCAGAATGTTAATGCTTTACGAAATCCAAATCACGAAGCATTGAAGAATGTTCTAAAGGGAATGCAGCATAGCCTGTATGAAGATGTAGAACAATCTATTATTTTTGATAGAGAAAAATACTGGGCAACACCAGCAAACTTATCTTTACTTAAAGATGCTATTAATCCCAACCCAAAGATAATTTTTACAACAAGAAATATCTTAGAGATTTTAGTATCTTATATTAAAGAGGCTAGAACAAATCCATTTATTGATAATTTAATGGAAGAAAAAGACTTTTATCCTAGATTTTATTTACCAATAGATGATGCCAGGTGTGAATTTATTATGAGTCAAGACTATCAGGTATCAAAAGCAGTAATGGGTTTATCTTTTGCTATGCAAGAAAAACATAAAGACAACTTTCACTTTGTAGACTATAACAATTTAATGAATAATCCAAAAGAAATTATGAAAGGTATATATAAGTTTCTTGGGGTTGATTATTTTGAACACGATTTTCAAAATATAGTTAAAAAAGAAGTTGATAATTATAAAGCCGTTGGTGAATCAAAAACTTTGCATTATGTAAGAAAGTCTCTAAATAAAATATCAGAAAAACCAGAAGATGTTTTATCTCCTTATATAATTAATAAGTATAGGGATGCTACATTTTGGAGCCATTAGAAAATACTTTATTTTTTATTGAGGGAATAAAAGATTTAAGTCAATATACTTCTGCGCCTTTACCAGCAAAATCTTTGCTTCCAGAATGGTATAAATCAATTATACCCAATAAACAGGTTCCTAATCTAAAATCTTGTTTGCCTTTTTTTGATGCTATGAGCAGCGGGTATACTCAAGTAACTTGGGCAGATATAGAAGTAAAACGCATAGATGACTCTATAGAATTAGTAGTTAAACATAATCTTTCCTTAGTTGAAAAACGAGAAACTAAAAGTGTTGTTTCATATACTGGTGAGTACGAAGATACTGAGTTCATATGGCAAAGGTACTGGATACCTAAACTGCCAGTTGGTTATAGCGCTCTAATTACCCACCCATTAAACCGTATAGACTTGCCATTTACAACAGTATCAGCCATAGTGGATGTTGATGAGTTCTTTCATTTTCCAGTTGCCAATATACCTTTTTATATCAAGTCTGAATTTGAGGGAGTAATACCTAAGGGAACTCCTATGTATCAGATTATACCTATTAAAAGGGATAATTGGGATACAGATATAATAGCCTTTGACCCACACACTCAAAAAGAAAATGATACTATTATTAAAGAGATTGGAAAATCTCCCTATAGAAAGTTTTTTTGGAAGAAAAAATACTATAGTAAATAATTGGGGGCAAAGTGATTATACAAATTATAGGACTACCAGGTGCAGGTAAAACTGCACTAGCAACAGAACTTGCTGCTCGTATTAACGCAGTTCATTTCAATGCAGATGATGTACGTGCTGACCTTAATAAAGACTTAGGGTTTAGCGCAGAGGACAGAGTTGAACAGGCTCGCCGTATGGGTGCGCTAGCACGCCTTACAAGTAAGCAGGGGTTCATTACTATCTCTGACTTTATCTGCCCTACTGAACAGACTCGTGAAGCCTTTGGAAAGCCAGACATTCTTATATGGGTTGACCGTATTAAAGAGAGTCGCTTTCCTAATACAGATGCTATCTGGGAGCAACCTAAGGCTGACCTACGCATTGAAGATGGTCTAACCATTGAAGAAGAAGTGCAACTTGTAATCAGCACTTTTGGATTATATGACTGGCGTAAGCCAACAACTCTTATGCTAGGTCGTTATCAACCCTGGCACGAGGGACACCACGCCTTGTACGCAGAGGCTATGAACCGTACAGGGCAAGTAATGCTTGGAGTACGGGACACTCAAGGCACAAGTGAAAAAGACCCGCTATCCTTTAGTCAAGTCAAAGACTTCATTAGCAAAGACCCAGTAATGGATAAGGCTATGGTAATCAAAGTACCTAACATTACTAATATTGTTTATGGTCGTGATGTAGGATATAAGATTGAGCGGGTAAAGTTAGGGGATGAAATTGAATCTATTTCGGCTACTGAAAAAGATCGGAAGAGCACACGTCTGAACTCCAGTCACTTAGGCATCTCGTATGCCGTCTTCTGCTTGAAAAAAAAACATATATGTCAAGAGAATAGCAAGCACACATACTAGAACTCATGAAACAGAAATACATATCTGTACTAAGTGACATAACTCTCATCGCAA